TATAATAATAAGCAATTTAACAGAACAGGTTTCGTATACTATGCCTTCTCGCGAAGATATAACAAAAGATTTAAGTACAATGACAGTCACTGTACCTTTAAAACGTTTAAATACAGTTTTAACGGGTGAAATGGAAAGTAGTCCAGGGTTAATGCTAAGCAAGGCAACTCCTGTATCTATATATATAGATTTCTTTGGAGGCAAGAGGTACAAGAATGACAAGTACCAGAGGGAAAAAATTATTATTCATTATTATGGACCGAATGGAAATTTAATTCAATATGGATTAAACCCTGAATATAAAAAAAAAAGATTCTAAGATTGGTGAATTAGCAAGAGGGGACAACAGACAACCAAATACATATTCAGGATATTTAGATATATATAATAATAAGTGTAAAATTTAATGAAACTAAAAATAAATATATGTAGTATTATAAGAAATGGCGAGCAGTGGATTATTGAAAAATTCAAATGTTAATCGATTACAGAGAAATCGTTTACAAGTAAATGAATTACGAATACCAGAAGTACAAGAAGTACAAGAAGTACAAGAAGTACAAGAAGTACCAGAGAAAAAAATTTATTATTCATTATTATGTCAAATTACTTTAATAGACGACAAGATGAAATTAAAGTATGATGACTTAACAAGTTTAATAAAATATACTGAACGTCCAAATTTATTATCAGAAACATATAAAAGTAAAGAAGAAATAAATTCAGAATTAGATCATGTTTTCAATCTGGATGATTCAAATGATTCATTTAACGTGAATCCTCCGAATATAATAATAAGCAATTTAACAGAACAGGTTTCGTATACTATGCCTTCTCGCGAAGATATAACAAAAGATTTAAGTACAATGACAGTCACTGTACCTTTAAAACGTTTAAATACAGTTTTAACGGGTAAATTGGAAAGTAGTCCAGGGTTAATGCTAAGCAAGGCAACTCCTGTATCTATATATATAGATTTCTTTGGCTTTTTTGGTCACGCGATGGACGCGAACGACCTTGTGCAGGATGTCGGTAACGTGGGAAGTGTAATTATTGGAAATACAAATGGCTCATTTTATAGAAATCAAATGGCTATTTTTGACGCTCGTACCGCAGAGATTTTTCGTCGACAGGAATTAATGGACAGGTATGGCTGAGGTATTAGCGCAAAAAAAGTAAAGTTTATTCATATAGCATGCGTGAGTATATAGTGAATGGAACATAATCTCCAACCAACCCAGTCAATCAATAGGCGACAAATTAATTGAAAGAAAAAGAAGAAGAACAAGCTTCAAAAAAAGTAATTAATGTAAGTTAAATAATAATATAGATAATATTGATTGGAATAATATATATGTTTATCAAAAATTAAGTGAAAATTTTATTCAAGAATTTCACTATAAAGTTATTTGGGATAATATATCTCAATATACGGAATTAAGTGAAAAATTTATTAGAAAATTTCAAAATAAAGTGAATCAATCTTGGTGTTATGGACCGAATTCTTTTCAAAGTAATGGAAATTTAACTCAATTTGAATATGGATTAAACCCTGAATATAAAAAAAAATGAATAAAGAGTATTCTAAGATTGGTGAATTAGCAAGAGGGAACAACAGACAACCAAATACATATTCAGGATATTTAGATATATATAATAATAAGTGTAAAATTTAATGAAACTAAAAATAAATATATGTAGTATTATAAGAAATGGCGAGTAGTGGATTATTGAAAAATTCAAATGTTAATCGATTACAGAGAAATAGTTTACAAGTAAATGAATTACAAGTACCAGAGGGAAAAATTTATTATTCATTATTATGTCAAATTACTTTAATAGACGACAAGATGAAATTAAAGTATGATGACTTAACAAGTTTAATAAAATATACTGAACGTCCAAATTTATTATCAGAAACATATAAAAGTAAAGAAGAAATAAATTCAGAATTAGATCATGTTTTCAATCTGGATGATTCAAATGATTCATTTAACGTGAATCCTCCGAATATAATAATAAGCAATTTAACAGAACAGGTTTCGTATACTATGCCTTCTCGCGAAGATATAACAAAAGATTTAAGTACAATGACAGTCACTGTACCTTTAAAACGTTTAAATACAGTTTTAACGGGTAAAATGGAAAGTAGTCCAGGGTTAATGCTACGCGAGGCAACTCCTGTATCTATATATATAGATTTAATACCTATACTTCTCCTCTTTATCGGTGGAGCAGTTGTCTCAGCTCCATTCGTCGCTGGTAGTATTTAATTAGAACAGCTTAAAAGCCGAAAATGTATATTACTACAAATTGAAATACTACAAATTGAAATACTACAATTATATTAATAATATATTGTAGTATTATAATTAAATGGCTTCTTCGAAAAAACTGTTAATTGTTATATTATCTATTATATTATTTGTAACTATATTTATTCTTTTATTTATTTGCATTAATAATGCAAATTCTAACACTAAATTAATCGCAAAAAATAATACAGACAATATTTCTGCGAGGTCTTCACAATCAAAATTAATCGCACAAAACGAGACAGACAATACTGCACAATCAAAATTAATCTCACAAAATGCGAGTAATTATTCTGACCCTCTTGATAGACCAACAAAGCCTGGATGTTACTTACGTGTAAGGAATAGCAACAATGTACCAGTTCCAAAAAGTTCTGACCCGAAAGTGCAAGGACAGATAGAGGCCAAAAAAGATACGTGGAACGATTATTCTTCGTATGTTAATGACACTTTATCATCGAGAAAATACACAACAGCCGAACAATACAATGCATGTGTATCACATATCCACTTTTTTGCGAACGCTAACAGCACAACGGGCGCTCACGATAGCGGTGGGTGGTATAAGGGGCCATGGGACGTAAACACAATGACTGCGCAGTACATACCGTGGGGCTCGTCAGACATTGACCATATTACTGCACCTTTGCCCATAGTTATAAATGACATAAATAATACAAAAGCAGGGGGGCGTAAATTCTGTGATATATATGGCCAGGCAGGGTGGCCGGGGTGCCCAAACCCTTAGCCTAAAACAGCGATAAACAAATATGAGATACTTCCCAACAGGAATATGTGTGTAAAAGTGCAATTCACTTTTGGTCGTAAAAGTATTATAAGAAAATAGCTTATTCTAAAAAAATAATATTATTATTGGACAAATGTCAGATAATAAAATATTTGTAGTATTATAATTAAATGGTTTCTTCGAAAAAACTGTTAATTGTTATATTATCTATTATATTATTTGTAACTATATTTATTCTTTTATTTATTTGCATTAATAATGTAAATTCTAACACTAAATTAATCGCAAAAAATAATACAGACAATATTTCTGCGAGGTCTTCACAATCAAAATTAATCGCACAAAATGCGAGTAATAATTCCTCAATAAAAGATGTCTTGACCTCGATGCCTCCCACTACGACACCAATTGACGCGGGATGTTACATCATGAGAATCCCCGATAAAAATGGTATGTATCCACCATGGCTTCCCGGGAATGGTATACCAAATAAAAATCCAGTGTCCTCATCGTATTTAGAAAATGTTAAAACAATGACTAACCCCGATCCTGTTTGGATCGAAGATTGGCAAAAAATCCCTTCAAGTCCAAACGAATCGGCTTGTTCTGCCAAAATTAGGGACACAGGATTATGGTTCGCACGGCATAGAGCCTTGTGGCCGTTGTCAAATAATAAAAGTGTATTTGTTTCGTCTACTGGTAAGGCCCCAATACATGGTGTTTATGATTTCACCCAGGACAGTATGGATTCAGAAAACTATCGACTACCTACTACTGGGTGGGGGGGCGGCTAATTGACCGTAAGTAAATAATTTACTGACAGAAATTAACATTTAATTTCCAAGTTTAAAGATAATATCAATACATAAGTATAAAGATGTATTTAGAAATATCTAATATTGCTGCGGCTTGCGGGAAAAATCCATATGAATCTCGAAATAAAATGTTATTAGTTTCTTGGGCAAGACACTGTCCGGAAATAGTCAAGAACTATTTAATTGATAATAATTGTTTGTCACCATTAATTAATGATGATTATTCTGATATTCAAAAAAGTATTTATAAAAAAGTATTACCAAAAGAATTTGATACAAAAGATTTCGGAAGTATTGAGAAAGAAATAGTTAAAGAGTATAAAAAAACCAGAAACGGGGAACAATCAGAATATGAAATTAAAAAATTAATTGAGATAACACAAGACAGACTTAAAAAAGATAATGGAACATTACAAGAAAAAAACATAATTTCAAAAGAACATTATACAAAAGGAAATAATAAAATGTACTATTATAAAATTGATTCAGAATCAACAATTGGTGGAAAACATGATGCATTAGATTCTGAATTAGTTTTAGAAATTAAAACAAGAGTTAAAAAACAAAACGTTCGTAGAAATGATTATGACCTTTATCAGTTAATTGGGTATTTATTAGCATTGAATACATCAACTGGTAAGATTGTTCAAATTTATAATAAAGTTAAGTATGATTCGGATTCTGTATCAGAATCTGAATATGGTATTGTTGATATTCGGGAAGAACCATGGATTGAACTTGTTTCAAATATTAAAGAGGCACTAAAAATATATTTTGCAGAATTAAAAGAGTTAATCAATACATCAAATTATATATATTTAAGTAATGTTATACCAAAGAATATTAGACCAATTGGATATATTAAGGAAATGGAAATAGTTGATGAAAACGTAAAATTTAAAAATTTAATTAGACACTTACTTTAATTCTTTTTGTTTGAGTATCATTTATTTTATAATTACACATCCTTTGTTTTTTAATTTTGTTACTATTACTTACTCTACCGCTACTTACTCTACCGCTACTTACGCTACTTCCGCTGATACTACCTGGCGAATGTAGTCTTTTATTCGCGTTATTATATTCTTTAATTAATTTAATATTAATATCTAATTCGTATGGATTATTCATTAGATATTAATATTATATTTATTTTCCGTGTTTGAACTGGGGTAATTAATTAAGAACGTTTTCCAGTTAATAAATCGCCGCAGGTAATTTCGAATAACAATAAATGTTCTTTCCCGTGGAAATTATAAAGTTCTTCGTCAGAACCGATTGCACCTCTTGAAAATTTAGTAAATCGGATATTTAATTTATATATTTGTGCAACTGGTTGAGGAAATTCGACGATCTTTCGATCAAAATCTGAGCCTTTCATTGCTTTTAACATTCCGGGTGTTTTAGAATCAGATACATTTTGATTACCTGTATTACCCACAAGTACTTCACTGCCTGAATTAGATGTTTCAACAAAGGTATTCAAATTATTATTTTTATCAGAAATACTATTTAATGTCGATATAGATTTACCAGATGAAACATCTTGTAACACAGCTGGCTGGACTGTATCATAAATAAGACAAGCAAACACTCTATCAATATTTGAATTATTGCATGAATCAACGCGATCATTGATTCCCATTAAGGCGCTTCCACCATATTTTGGTCTAAATGATAATACTATATATTCTGGGTCACCAAATAAATAGTAGTCATTTTCGGTTGAATATGACAGTCCTTTTGGTATCAATGTGCTTTCATTTACAATTATACTATTGTTATTAATTGGATTAAAATAGTTTCTTTTATTAAAACCGATAAGTGATGCACTATTTATAACATAATTCATTCCAGTAGCAAATAAAAATTCCCAATGAGCAAGATTAGCAGAAAAATTACCGAGAGTACCCGGTTCAAGTCCTTTCCAATAATTACCGGATATTTTTTTTAATGGATTTTCTAATTTACAATAAAGAATATAATTATCACTACTTGGAATTAAATCATATTTAAGAATTGTATATTCAAATCCATTTGAATCAGAAAATGTACTTGTCCCTTCTAATTGACCACTTGATGGAGAAGACTCTGTGCGAAGTATTAAAGTATTTGTAAAGTAAAGCCGATTAAATTTACACGAATTTGTATCATAATTATCCGGGACATCATTAGTTGAACTTGTACTATTAAATGTATCAATTATTGGATATTGAGACATTATTCTTGAATTAAATAAAAGAGGATAATCCTCGGTAAAATTTTCAATATCAATCGGTGTAGCGGACGAATTTAATGTGGTCCACGGTTTTCTTGAATAACAATATTTAGTGTCTTTTAGAATACCATAAGACATTGTTGCTTCTAATTCAGATACTAACTTGCTTGGTGTCCATGATTGATAATTATTTTTATCTGAATTATTTAAAAACTGTGGATTACCGCCAATTACATACTGTCCTTCTCTTAATTCGGATATATATTGAATTCCGATTGTTACATTGAATTCTTTAAAATCAAATAATGACACTGTCGGAAGATTACTATGCAAGTACCCAGCCCCCGCTGTAATAATTGTATAATTTTCAATTCTGTTATTAATATCAATTAGGACTTCAATTACTGCTTGTGTTCCTGGGTTTTTCGGAGATTCTATTGTTAAATTATATGTACCAGGGTCAACTGGTTTACCATTATTTCTTATAATATCATTATTGTAGGAAATCATTCTAAAATAATCACCAATTGAATAATCTAAATATTTATTAACAGAATTAACATTATACTCTGTTCTTGGTAACATCGCAGCTTTTAATTCTATACCAGTAACATTACGATATCTATCCGGTATAGATATATTATAATTATTTGCTTTTGAATAAAATGAATAATCTCTTTGGCGTGAATCGACAGCAAATATATGTTTAGTTATAATCGGTTTATCACTCGGATGAGTTGCTTTATTAAATGGTGCATTTTGATTTGGATCCGGATATTTAATATAGTCAGTTACCTCAGGAAAGTAATTTGAGTTTTCTATATTTTGCATTCTTATATTAAGTTAATAATTAATTTTAAGTAATTATTAATTACTTAAAATTAAATTACTTAAAATTGAATTACTTAAAATTAAATTACTTAAAATTAAATTACTTAAAATTGAATTACTTAAAATTGAATTACTTTAATTGAATCGCTGTTTATAACATTTAGACACCAGGTGGTTTAATATTAGTTGTGGGTTGAGCCATATAAAACATTCTATCTGAGTTGAACTCTTCGTCAATATCTAAATTTTGAGTAAGAATAAATCGTGTATCATAACCGATGGTCCACATTTTAAATCTATTAACCGAAGCTGGAACACCCAACCCACCATTGTCTACATCAGTAAAACTAATATATAAAAATATATTATTAACAGTGGTTATTGATGCACAGGATTCTCCGATAAATTCAATTACTGAACCATTTGCTCCAAGATCTCCGACAGTTTTCCAACCAGATACAAGTGGAGATACACCACCTTTTAGCCATGTTCCCAGGTTAATGTTAACTCCCAATAAACCAAAAGAGAAATCGTACTCTTCTGCTATGTTTAAAGGAGCCCCGGACCCATCAAGTTCAGTTTTAATAAGACTTGGAGGATGTATAGGTAATGTAGCAATATTTAATAAAGTTTTGCTTAATATTCTTTTATCACCAAACATGCCTTTATTTAAAAATAATGTTGTACAATTTATTAACATTTTTGATGTAAAAGCTCCTATTCTACCAGAGTAGTCAGATATCTGTTTTGGTGCACTACTAAACTGTCCCCCGAAGTTAACCGGGGAATGTGGGGGTAAAACTATAACCCCAGCTGATGCAGCTGGACCAACATAGAACCATTTTGCAGTTAAAACACGCACCTGAATCTGGGCTGGTGTTTCATGACGATACTCAGTCGTGAAATAAGTTGTTATTTGAGATAATGCCGTAGTAGGAGATTGCACAAGTAATGTAGTATACTCTCCCGTTAACAGTACAGCTGTTCTTAAAGCATTTTTTGTGGGAGTTACACCATCTAACTCAAATATCGGTTGTTGTTGCATGATATAATCATCTCTATCACAGTCAATTTCTTTCGCAAGCTCTTCATACATAATCTCTTCAAAAAACATATACCCTGGCTGCGTCGGCATGTCTTGGGTGACTGGTATTTTATTTTTATTAAAATTATATATAATTTCTAATACACCAGCAAACATAACATTTCCGACATCATATAAAAAAGCAGTACCTGGCTGTCGAGCAGAACATCCAATTTGGTCAGGATAATTATATATCATATCAAAAGACGACACCGCACTTATAATCGAAGCACCCGAAATTAATTGTAAGTTGGCGAAATTTACGGCAGTAATATCGCCAGCAAATCCGGATGTATGATACATAAAATCTTGAACAGTTATTTCCCGATCAATTGATACTAATTGATCTTTTATAATATCAAGCTCACCCTGAGTAGTCCATTGTGGTATATCATTCTCGTCAAGTAATTGTACTCGACTTCCGGCAACTTTACCGTCAACCCATGTACCCGGTTCCGATACATTGTTATTTACTGTGAGATTTTTTAATAATTTTAATTTTTTATTGTGTAACTTCCACGAGTCTATATATTTACCCACAGTATCAGTTAATGATAGATATCCTTTTTGAATTAAGCGATATACTAACGCAGATCCTATAAATTTGGATACACTTGCTGTATAATATAACGTATCATCTTGAAATTGAATGTCAGCTCCAAATATATTCTTTCCATTTCCAACAAGAATCTTTTGATTATTACCAGATTGTCCAATAAGAAATTGAGCGGCACCTTCAATCTTTAATTCCGATCCAGAAGGTAGATCAACATAACTCTGTAAAAAATTTGTTGCACTATCTATATCTTCCTGTCTTACGTCAGTATCAATATTGATTTTTTTTGGTGTTACTAAAACTTTAACTTCTTCTACGACTGACTGGGTGTTACTCGCCGAATTTTCTACGACTGACTGGGTGTTACTCGCCGAATTTTCTACGACTGACTGGGTGTTACTCGCCGAATTTTCTACGACTGACTGGGTGTTACTCGCCGAATTTTCTACCACTGACTGGGTGTTACTCGCCGAATTTTCTATGACTGACTGGGTGTTACTCGCCGAATTTTCTACGACTGACTGGGTGTTACTCGCCGAATTTTCTACGACTGACTTGGTGTTACTCGCCGAATTTTCTACGACTGACTTGGTGTTACTCGCCGAATTTTCTACGACTGACTGGGTGTTACTCGCCGAATTTTCTACGACTGACTTTGTGTTACTCGCCGAATTTTCTATTACGTCTTTCAAATTATCCATATTAATATTTACACAATATATTAAATTACTTAAATTAAATAATATTAATATGGTTCATCAAGATTTTAATAATGTAGTATTTAATTCAACGGTAAAAAACACAGATGAAAAAAAGCCAAGAAATACAAAAAACCATTAGTCAGAGAGAAAGTCATTTAGAAACAACTAAAATAATACCAGCAAAAAAATTGGGTATTTTAATAAGTCAGGCAAGAACAACAAAAGGGTTAAACCAAAAACAATTAAGTTCTCAATTATGTATATCGGTTCAAATTCTTTCACGGTGGGAATCTGAGAGAGAAATTCCGAACAACTTGCAAATTTCTAAAATTGAAAAAACATTGGGTATTAAATTGCCCAGAAATACAAAATCTAAAATAGACGAGTTTTAATTAAATTCTTATTTTTCGGAATATTTTATAAATTGAAATAAAATAATATACATATACAACCGAATGTTGCTATTGTTAATTCAATTTATAAATATACTTTTTATAGACTTTACATATTACATTATTAAATATTATTATCAATTTGAACACACACCAAATACAAGATGGTTTTATTTGCATTCAATAACTAATGCAATAATTAGTTATAATTGTATTTCAGATATTAAATTATGTTTAAATGATATTTCTCAGTGTTATTTCATACCGTGGAATATATATTCTTATAAGGTATATTATTTGAGTTTATTATTACATATTTATCATATCTTATTTTTTAAATTAAAAAAATCCGATTATATTCATCATTTTACCATGTGTGGAATTTGTGGACCAATAATATACTTTCAAAAAAATATATTATCATCATTTGTATTATTTTTTTTAACTGGATTTCCTGGAATGTTAGATTATTTATTATTATTTTTAGTTAAAATTAAAAAAATTCATAGTCTAACAGAAAAAAGACTGTATTTATTAATTACAACATGGATACGCTCTCCCGGGTGTATATTAACAGTTGGATTTGGTATTCCAGGAATAATACATAATTATAACAATAGTGAATATTTTAAACTTTTAGGATTACTTATTATGTCATTTTTGGTATATTGGAATGCTCAGTATTATCTGAATAGTACCTATAATAATTATTATTCACTGTTGTGTATAACTAAGAATAGCTAAACCGATCGTTGATAATGTTATAGTTTTTTTAATTAATGAACCATCTTGGGAAGAAATTCCCATTATTGAAAAATCCATCCATTTTGTCCTTAATAATTTATCCATAATTATCCAATCAAGTGTGGTAGCATTCTCTTCTTCGATACATAAAATTAACTTAGAAATATAATTTGAACTATCATTATTACATTTTTTTTTTAGTTTTGTTGTAGACCATCTTGTCAAAAATTTATTAATAAAAGACGAACCTTGTATAAATTTTAATAAATCATTCCTATAAATTGAATAAACAATAACGTTATAAAAAAAAATTATTTGACAAATAAACATTAATACATATGATTGGATTAAATAAATTTCGTGAGTTAATATATCGGGATTATCAATTTTTTGACTTATTAATATACCAAATGATATTCCCCCCGTTATTGTTAAAAATGAATAAATATTATTAAATAAATCTATGGATATCTCGACTGAATGTCTTAAATTAGCAATTTTAGAAATCATATTGCTTAAACAATATGAATCATCTAAAATAAAATCAGATTTACTTATATCATTTATAAAAAGTTTAATATCTTTAATGTGACTACAAAAAACAATTGTAAAAGATACAGTAGTTATTGCATATAATATTCTTGTATAAATCCATTCTATTACTATGAATGGAAATGCTATATATTTGGGAAATAAATAAATAAAATAGTATTCATTATAAAAAGAATTAATATTCATAAAATTTACGGCAATATTTATTAAGACACCAAAGAATAATAATATTGTTAAAAAATATACATTATAACAGTTTGATAATGAACATTTCAAATTAAATAATTCTAAATGATTTGTTGTAAAATAATATTTAGCCCATAAATAATGTATCGGATTATTTATATTTATTAAAAATATTATTAATAATTCATCCAAATTTTCTATATCAGTTAATGTAAATAAATTATATAATAAATAAATTATCTGATTACTTAAAAAAATAAAAATACATAGACTATAAATATTATAAATATATACTTTATTTTTATTATTATTTACTATTTCTATTGATATATCTGAATAAAAATTTATATTTGGAGTATTTGCTGTTTCTTTTTCTATAAATTCAATTAGTTTTTTATTATGTTTTATTGGGGGCGAGGGAGTATAATTAATATTTTTTTTACATAAAATTATATCAATAAAATTTGTCTTTTTTATATTCCAAGAATATAATCCTAAAAAAAATAAAAGATTATTATATAACATTATAATGTATCAAGAATTTATTTTAACGTTATTAATAATTTTTATAATTTATACCTTATACACGAAAGATAACACAAAATATTTTACCGCAGACAACGGTAAAAAATATAAAATTGTATATGACGATAATAGTTTAAAAAAAGCGAATATGTTAGCCGAGTTAGATTCAAAAGTAACTAAATTGGTAAATTATGTTAATAGTAATAATTTGCCGAATGTAGAAGATTCAAGTAGACTATATGAAAGATTTAATAAAATAGAAATAAAAGAAATACCATCCGGTCAAAAAGGAGCTGGATTTACTATAAATAAAGGACATATAAATTTATGTGTAATAAATATAAAAACCGGAAAATTAAATGATATACAAGATGTAATGTTTGTTTTATTACATGAACTTGCTCATACAATGAGTGTATCATATGGTCACGGAGAAGAATTTAAAAAGAATTTTGATATATTAGTTAAGACGGCTGTTAAAGAACAATTATGGGAACCAAAAGATTACTCTAAACAGAATACAGATATTTGTGGTGTAACTGTTACTAATGGAAATTGTGACAACGGTTCTTGTGGAACATCTGAATTAGATTATTTCTTTAAAGAAACTTTATTAGAATATAAATAAATAAATAAAATAAATAAAATAAAATAAATAATAATTTTGTATATTATAATGGTGTCAAATAAAAAATTGATTGGGTATTATTTTGTAATCGGTAAATGCTTAAAAGCTTATAACTTTTATGATCAAAAAACCGGAAAGTATTCAAAAAAACGGCGAACTGCAAATGGGCGAAAATTAATGGAGAAAGTTAAAATATTTAAAACTAAAAGTGAATGTAAAAAACACCTGCTTAAAGTACAAAATAGAATGCAAAAACGTAAAGCAAGTCCAAAACGCAAAGCAAGTCCAAAACGTAAAGCAAGTCCAAAACGTAAAGCAAGTCCAAAACGTAAGAGTAAATTTGGAAAAGAAACCGCCTGTGTCTTAGAAATGCCGTATTTTCCTACAAAAGGGTCATATGGCGTACCTGGACCAATGCCGCCATTATGGTGGGGACCAGGTCCTAAGGGAACAATGGGACTTATGAAACAACAGTTTAAATTATACAGTGCTTAAAAGTATTCATTTATTATTTCTATTTGTTTTTCTGATAAAGAATCTGGATAAATAACTTTAAATTTAATATAAAGATTACCAATTGATTCTGTTAAATTTAATCCTTCTTGTTTTATACATTTTATAGTATTAGGTTTAATTATTGAATCTGAATTAATTGTTATAAAACGTTTATCTAATTGTGATATTGTTTTCGTAAATCCAGTTAATGATTCTTTTAACGATATAGTCATATTAGTATATAAATCAGTTCCTTTTAATTTTAAATATGGATGTTCTTTTAATCTAAATGTAATTACAAGATTACCATTTGTCCCGTTTAAAATTGGTAGACCTTTTTCTGGTATTATAATATCATTTAGGTTAATTAAATTATCAATATTTAATTCATAATTTTCATTTTTATGTAAATATAAATTATCAAATCCCGACGCACCACAACTATCACACAATTCTTGACTTTGTATAACAATAGGACCAAGATTTTGCAAAGAGTGTATTTTACCTTGTCCATTGCATTTTTCACATTTTTTAGCTTGTTGATTTATTATTTGAGTATCATAATTTATATTTATTATACTTTTATTATAAAGTTCTTCTAATGAAATACGAACCATTTTAAATACATCTTTACCAGTTGGAACATGTTTATTAAAATTATTAAATAAATTACCAAAATTACCTAAATTGTCGAAAGCTCCACTATATCCATCACCAAATATATCATTAAATATATTATTGATATCTAATTGAGTTTCTGGATTTATAATATTATTGTACGCTTTTGAGATTTCTTGAAACTTTTCTGCGGCATCTGGACTATTATTTTTATCTGGATGATATTTCATTGCCATTTTTCTATAAGCTCTTTTAACTGTATTTAGGTCAGAATCAGAATCAATCCCGAGTATTGAATAATTATTCATTATTATTATTAAGTATGTTTATTAAATATTTAAATTATAAACATACTTAATAATGGTTAATTTAACTATCGGAGGAGGGAGTTTAAGAGGAATTGCATTTGTCGGGTCTCTTGAATATCTTTATTCTAATAATTATATATCTATTATTGATAATTTTTATGGATGTTCAGTTGGTAGTATAATAGGTATATTATATTTAATTGGATATAAACCATTAGAAATACTTAATGAATTATTAAATATAAATTTAGAAAATGCTTGGGATTTTAATTTAAATAATATAAATACGAATTATTCATTACTTGGAAATACGTTTTTTGAATTAATGAATGAATTATTCTTAAAAAAAGAATCAAATAAAAAAATTACGATTAAAGAATTTTGTACGAAATATTCTGTAAATATTAATATATATTCTGTCTCAATAAAGCAAAGAAAAGTAATTAATTTTAATAAAAATTCTTATCCAGACCTTGAAGTATTAATAGCTATAAAAGCGTCGTGTAGTATTCCTATATTATTTCCACCAGTTAAAATAGGTTCAGATTTATTTATAGATGGTTGTAGTAAATGTTTGACCGGTTGCTATGACGCAAATAATGGTATAAAATCTGGGTATATAATAAAATTAAACGATGACTATTCAGAAATAAATAATTTAACTGATTATATATCAGAATTGTTTAAATGTATATTAGTAAATGAAGAATATAAATGTACAAAAAATACTATTGAAATTAAATTTAATAAGGACTATGATAATAAAATGGCGTTTAACGATTTAACACACTCTGATAAAATATACTTATTTTACGAAGGACTTTCACAAACAAAATTATTTTTTAATTATTATAATAATTAAGTCTGTTGTTCGCGTATAACATTGAATTTAATTCTTTTGTAGATTTTTTTCGTTGTTTATTTAATTTTAATTGATCTTTATCATACAGTAATTTGATAGAATTCTCTTTTCTTGATTTATCTACATTAGAATAATTTTGTTTTAGTTTATTTATAATATCAGGTGTTAAATTTAAATTTAATTTTACTGATTCATAATTTAAATTATAATCGTTACAATTAAACTCTTCAACATTATTTTTATTTTCACATTTTTTAAGATTGTTAATTGTTTTTTTAAAACTACTCAATTTTTCAAATGAATAAAAATCATCATTTCTGGAATATTCACTTATTATAACATGTTTAATTGAATAATCATTGCACTTTGAAATAATTAATGATGGTATTGTTAAATATTCCACATAATTTGTAAAAATCAACCACATATCACACACGGTTAGTAAATTTGAAATACACAATGATAAAGTTTTACCCGAGGTACGATTTAACATTAAATTATTATTATATGCACAATTGCTTAACATCTGCAAGTTTTTACTATAAATAACATGGATTCTAAATGTTTCACAATCAAATTTTTTCATTTTATTATTAATAAGAATGTAATTATCCCAACTAACATCAGAAACAATACCGATATTAATCATTCTTTTTATTATTTAAATATAATGTCTTTTTATATTAATTTATTATTTGTTAAATTAATAAAATTAAAATAATTATTATAATTATATGCAAGCCTTTATTCAGAATAATAAAAATTTATTTTCAACTAAAAATGTTATCTGTATGGTTATAATTGTTGTTTTAATTATAATACTTATTACTTGTTTAGTTAAGAATGGAGATAATTTTGATAATCATAAAACTGTAAAATACCCCAAAGACAACAAAGACCAAAAAGACCGCGGAGAGACATTTATATTTATGGAGATGCTTGGTTGTAGCTACTGCGCAAAACAAAACGACGAATTTAAAAAAAATGGATACACAGTCGGACCACATAAAGTAAGAACGGTTGAATCTAATACTCCGGAAGGAAAAGCATTAAGTGAACAATATAAAATAAATGGTTTCCCGGCATTAATTAATTTAGAAAATAATAAAGTGTCCATGGGCTTTAAATCCCCAGATGAACATTACGCTGAATTGACAAAATCTGATACCGAAGAAGAAGAAGAAGACAGTAATGATACACCATCGGATAATAAGAATCATATAATTATGATTGGGAATCGGAGTTGTCCCTTTTGTACAAAAATGAAAACACATTTAGATTCTAAACTTGGAGAAAATAATTGGGATTTTATTGAATCAAATAGTCCGGTTGGAAAGAAACATATGGAGAAAGCGAACGCCACAGGAGTTCCATTAGTACATTGTACATCAACTGGAAAATATCAGACAGGATTTTCTGAAAATGTTTTAGACAAATTAAAGTAGAAAAATTAAAGTAGAAAAATTAAAATAATTCTTTTATTATAATGAATGTAAGATATAATAATAATAGAATAATAGCTATTGGAGATATACATGGAGACTATTTAATATTTATTGAATTATTAAAATTAGCAAAAGTTATAGATAATTTTAATAATTGGATTGGTGGTTCAACATATGTAGTTCAATTAGGAGATACATTAGATGGAAAACGCCCAGAAACAGATATTGAAATAAGATATTTGAAAAAACCTTATGAATTAAAAATAATATTTTTTATTCTTAAATTAGATAAGCAGGCTAAAAGATGTAATGGAAGAGTTATATCAATATTAGGTAATCACGAATTTTACCCTTATTATAAATATAATGATTTACAGTTTAATGATGATTACGTCAAAAAATGCGATATTAAAGAATATCAGGAACGATTTAATCAGTCAAGATTTGATTTTTATTATCCAGGAACGGGGAAAGGAGCAAAATTACTTGGAAAAACCAGACCATTATTGCTCAAATTAGGTAAATTCATATTTTGTCATGGTTCGCTCAGTGTAGATTTTTTAAAGATGTATTCAAAAAAGAATCTGGTTGATATTTCTTTAATAAATAAAGAAGTCCGAGATTGGTTAATGGGTAAATCAAAAATAAAACCGAAATTTATAGATAAATCAGATTCTGAGAATCCATTATTTAATAGAGCATTAACAGACCCGGTAAGTATGTCAAAAAAAGAATGTAGTAAAATCATTTTTCCTTTATTTAAATACTTGCCGGGAGTAAAATATATAGTAATGGGACATTCAAGTCACAAAAACATAAATACTTTGTGTGATAATCGTGTATATAGAACAGATATAGCTATATCTCGCGCATTTGGAGGTTCATTACAAGATAAAATGAGTAGACTTCAAGTATTAGAAATAATACAAAGTAAACATAAAATAAAAACACGTATAATTACTCCGACCGGTAAAAAAGTAATAATAAAGTAATAAAGTAATAAGTAATAAAGTAATAATAAAGTAAAAAGTAATAATAAAGTAATAATAAAGTAAGTAAAATAAAGTAATAAGTAATGGTAATAGTTTAATTGCGATTGGTATAATTGCGATTGGTATTAATTGTGTATAGCTGTTTTTGTAAGTGGAAATATATCTGATAATACTTGTACGGTCGCAAAGTTAAAGGCGTCAAATACTGAACGACCAATTAAAAATAAAATCTTAATTAAATTGAAAAATAAAATATTACGATTATATAAATGGACAATCTGGAAAACATTGAAAAAAACATTGTGACTAATTTGGAAAACACTCAAAAAAACATTGTGACTAATTTGGAAAACACTCAAAAAAACATTGTGACTAATTTGGAAAACACTGAAAAAAACATTGTGACTAATTTGGAAAACACTAAAAAAAACATTAATAATAATTTATCGGGGGAATCTAAATATAATTGTACTATTTATATAGATTCTACCAAAACTAAAAATTATGTTGCTGACAATTTTGAATCATACATTTATGCATATGCACGAGAAATGGTTAATTATAAAGATCAAAAAAATAAATGTATTGAAGCATCAATGTGGTTAACTCTTTATAGCGGTAGATCCAAATATTGGTTTACAAACTTTTGGTTAGCTAATTTTGGTGGTTCATATTCTTCAACCGATGAATCCTCTGCTATATGGTATTTATATCAACATCAAGTCGTAAGTAAAATGTTAAAAGATAATTCTTTATCGTCTGAATTTTTAGAATGTGCGAAGGCGTATCAAAAGGGTATAAACGATGGATTTGATTTAGTTTCTGATGAAATTAAAAATGTATATCCATTTATGGAACATATTAAATTAGAAACTGCGTGTATTATATTATCTGGGCATCAGCTCACAGCGACAGGATTCCCGGCGTCGCCCCTAAATTCTGATTTATCTGGTGCGTCGGATACTATAACTGATAAGATGGGTTCAACTGGTCTATTACTCGGTAAAGATATATTAGATCAATCTGAAGGTGAATTTTTATCATGTGGCACCGGTACCGGTCACTGGTATTGTGGTGGTGCATTTGAAGTTGAATTTTCAAATTTATCAATACCAAGTGAAAATATAAATAATGGAAGATTAAATTCACTGATGACAATGGTCCTTTGTCCTTTTTTACCCTCTATGACCTGTCTTGGAAATGACACACTTTCCGATATTTGGCCAACCTATGGTTATGCGGGAGGGCAAGGAATAATGTATGTTAAAGTCGATTCCGCATCAGGAAAATATTATAGTGGTTCAAATTTACTATCTTTTAGAAAAGAAACGGTCGATTTTACACATAGAACAGATGATGGTAAACAGACTGTGCCAACTGAAACAGAAACAGTTGAAAAATATTTATATTTTACTGAACACGGATTGGTTGTATCATTAACTGACCCCGATACTGGTAAAAGTGTATTTGAACAAGATGGAGTAGCAAAAGTTTGGGCATTAGGTGAACGACGTACAGCTAAATTATTAGAACAGGAATTGACATATACAAGAAAATTTTTAAGTAATTCAATTAAATCATTAAAACAACATGATGAATATGTATATACTAATACAGCAACTGTAGGTGACGTTTTTAACAGCAATTTCGCCGCGGCGGATGGTACAGTACAAAGTCGTTCAACTGGTATACAAATTCAACCGAGTGTAAAAGCAATTGAAAATACTGAAAATAATTTATATCATATAAGTGGAGATTACACATCTACTGTGTCAAAAGAAATCAGAAACTGTTATTGTAAAAAAGATAGACAAATGCCTTTTGATGCATCAGATTCTTCATTCTCTATTGATAGAGACCTCGAAAAACTAATCCCTGAATCAGGTGATAGTAATATGTCCGCAATGCGTGGTCCCATCGTGTCTGATTATTCAGGAACAGGTAATGGTGTAGCAAGACACGAACATTGGTCACGTTCAGAAAATAGTGGTCCAAATTCTTTATTTATGTCTGGTGGTGGTAATCATAATAATATGGAAACATTATATACAGATTTAATTGGAACTATTGATGGCAAAGAAAATTTATTAGAATCAATGCGTGTTAATAAACCAGAAGTATACCGTTTAGTTATGAGGCAATGGCACGAAAATTTCCCAATGCATCAAAAACCAATATGGAATGCCTATAAAATTAAAGATTTACAAGGACAATTAAATATAAATCAAACAACTGGTAAAGTTACATTATTACCAGAACCAACTAAAAAGGTAAGTCGTTTAGAAGCAGACGAATTAGCTCATGATTATCAATCATTTAATGCTCAAAAAATGAAAGGTCCATTATTAGCAGCGTTAAGTGGTGTCACGACTGTTACTATTGAAATTGATGGTGAATCTAAAGAAGTTGACATTACTCCTGCTAAAACCGCATTAGAAAATTGGGATAATACATTTAGTTATGACGCAACTGGTGCGCACGTTTGGCATTGTTTAATGTCATATTTAGTACCATTATCAGACACATTAAGAATAGCTAAATATAAAGAAACTGTATCTAAAAATTCTTTAACAAAAACCAATGCTGAACATTATGAAGGATTATTAAATGTATATGGATATAATGCTCAAGCTGTCTATAATTTATCTGAACATAAAGCGTCCGTTACTGATATTTTACCAAATGTAGATTTCGTAAATCAAACCTTTACACATTTAACCGATGAACAACAAAAACAAATTTACGATGCTCATTTATTAAGATGTTGGGGATTCAAAGCAGGTGATTTAGGTTTAGATAACGTAGGTACAACTGGTGTAGAATTAGCATCACAGGCAATGGCGTTAACTGTTAATGCGATTTCTCAAATGGACGATGTATTAACATTACATACAATTAATGAAGATCAATCATTAAATAAATTTACAGATGTGGCAACAACCGCATTAGAAAAATGTTCAAGAAAATGGGCACATGTTCATCCAGTACGTATGCCAGGAGATTTAGATGAAAACGGTGAACAGATTAGTCATGCAATGCCTGGTAATCCAGATAATTTAACTGGAGGCGGTATCATTGTATTAAGAACTGATAATGGATATTATTCAAATATAGCGTTTTCAGGTGTTAAAGATGAAAATGGTGTCTCTCCTGTCGCCAAAGCGAATACAGGTGAATTAATTTATCAACCATCTGCTCATATGGCTAAAAATTCATATAGATTATCTAAATTAGGTTATGATGTTAGTCGTTTTGCCGGTGATATGTGTTTACAAAATATACAATTTAGAGATAATCAAAAAGTAACTAAATATAAAGTTGTATGGGGAGGATTAGGTGGTACTCAATTTGATAAATCTACTTTACATCATTATCAGAATTCAAGCTGGCCGGAACCATTAAATAAAAGTAATGAAACAGATAAATTAGATATATTAAGAGAATATTAAATTTAATCTAAGGAACATAAATAATTCCGGAATATAGAGTTTCAATTCGTGAATCACGTATAATTACTCCGAACGGTAAAAAAGTAATAATAAAGTAATAAAGTAATAATAAAGTAAAAAGTAATAATAAAGTAATAATAAAGTAAGTAAAATAAAGTAATAAGTAATGGTAATAGTTTAATTGCGATTGGTATAATTGCGATTGGTATTAATTGTGTGTAGCTGTTTTTGTAAGTGGAAATATATCTGATAATACTTGTACGGTCGCAAAGTTATTATTGATAATTTATAATTCGAAAAATTGAAATTAAATAAAATCCAACGTTCATTTATTCGTTATAGATTTAAAACATTATATATAGTTCAAACAATTTCTATTATTATTTTTTATGTGTACAAATAATAATAGAAATATTTAGAAAAACGTTTATAGACATTAGAAAAAAAAAACTGATTTATGTGGTAAAGAAAAACTAAAAAGTAATAAGTAAGTAATAATAAGTAATAATAAAGTAATAATAAAGTAATAATAAAGTAAAATGTAATAATAAAGTAATAAGTAAAAAAGTAATAAAGTAAATAAGTAATAAAGTAAATAAGTAATAATAAAGTAAAATGTAATAATAATGGACGCGGCTTGCGCATTTAAGATAATAATAGTTGGAAATAGTTATGTTGGTAAATCCAGTTTACTAAATAAATTTATTGACAACAAATTTAATACAATATATTCGTCAACTATTGGTGTTGAATTTGGAGTAAAATAATTAATTAAATTAAAAAATAAAATATTACGATTATATAAATGGACAATCTGGAAAACACTGAAAAAACATTGTGACTAATTTGGAAAACACTCAAAAAAACATTGTGACTAATTTGGAAAACACTCAAAAAAACATTGTGACTAATTTGGAAAACACTGAAAAAAACATTAATAATAATTTATCAGGGGAATTAAAAAAATTACAAGACCAAATTACATTAACAAATGTCGGTTTCAAATATTATTTAAATGAAGATAAAAATATATATGTCAAAGCCAATACATCCGCTGATGGTATATATGCTTATGCTTTATATATGTGGTCTACTGACCCAATTGAAACAGCGTTATTCGGTTGTATGTTAGGTGGTAATCTGGAAAAATATTTTACAACACCAGGGATCGTAGGGTATGGACCAGTTTTTAATTCGATAGCCGCATTTACAAATATGGAAATTTCTGACGCTATTAAGAATAATAATATGTCTGTTACTGATACATCATTAGCACAAGCGTTTTATGATGGATATTATCACGGATTATCATTACAATCAAATGAATTTATTAATAATAATGCTTATGCTAATGGTTTAACACTTGAAGGTGCATATACTGTAGTATCAACTAAATTCGTATCTGCAGGTATAAATCCGGGTTATCTTAAAAATTTTGCGAGTGCTGTTAGTGCTGCTACGGCTGACGATATTCCTTACACAGACGCATCAACTTACATTACAATTGGTAAAGATAGCATTGATAATACAAGTACTTTAAAATCATACTCAACTGGTTCAGGCCACTGGTATAATCTGGGAATTTTCAATGGTGGAGATTTTAAAATTGAAATTGAATCTAAGAAAGAAGAGTATGCTTTCCTAAGTGTGCTAAATACTGTTGCCGCACTTATGCAAAACAAAAACGTTGCTGATAGTGCTATTACATATCCAAGAAAACACGTTGGTTGTTATATTTTAGTGGAAGTTGATCCTGTAGGTCATCCAGACCAATATTTATATAAAGGTGTATGGGAAAATTTTACTAAAAAAACTTTTTCATATATTAAAAGAACAGATGGTGAAAATCAATCTCACCCATCTACTGCCAAAAAGATTACTAGAACAATACTTTATACATCATATGGTTTTGTAATAACGAATATTGATCCAGTTACTAAAGCAGATGTTTTTGTTGCTGGTGGTTTAGCAACAACAGTCGCGTGGACTGAAAATAATGAATCATTAACCACGAGTACTTATCAGTCAAAAATGCATAGTTCTGAATTTTCTAATTTACACGATTATCTATCATTTTTAAAAAATAATGTAGGTCCAAGTTTTTTAAGTTTAAATGAATCAATGGATAGTACTATAATAGATAAAGAAGGGAATGTTGCTTGGCAATCTGGAAAACTTCCTAATTTATCCGATGCTGCTTTAAGAAAAATTGAAGGACTTGTATTTAATTCAGTTGGTGGTAATTCTGGTGATATTGTATTGGATACATATTTAAGAAAACAGACAGGTAATTCAAGAGATATGGCTGTTCTTGGATCTGATGCTGATTTTGATTTAATATATAATTATGCCAATGCTTTACCTTGGAAAAAGAGTCCCAGTAATGCATTAGTTGGTGTTGTAACTGATTATACGCAGGTATCTAATCATATTTATACATATGCGCATCCAACAAATTCACGTTTAAATAGTCATATAGAAACAATTCAATCTATAGCTCACGGTAATATCAATTGGTATTCTTTATATGGAAATATTGTCGGTAATGTTGGTGGTATTGATAATGTCTTTGAAAAAACACGTCTTGCTAATACCGAAGATTATAGAAAAATTATGAGACAGTGGTTAGAATGTGGTCCATTAACTGCTAAAGGCTTATTTAATTGGACTGCTATATTTACAAATCTTGGTTTAATGTCAATTTCAAGCACTGGCGTAGTAACTGTTGTTCCCACATCTCAGTGGGCTAATCCACCAACAAAATTTACTGACGAAAAATTAAACAATCTTCAGTATGATTATCAATCTAAAGTAGCTCAAATATATTTACCCGGTATGATTAATGCTTTAGCATCAGCAGCGCCAGTAGCTATCCCTGGGATGCCACAAAATTTTGGAAACGGAACACCAGGTTCTGATGTTGATCTTTCTGATGTTACACAGGCAGAAATTGATGATGGTATTGCTGCATTAACTGAATGGCATGCAGGTGGAAATGGATGTAGTTATGATTTAGAAGATAAACCATTATTATTTCAAGTTATGATGATGCAAATGAAAGCATTAATATCAGTCGGTATGACTAAAAAATATGCAGCTATTGTTGCTGATAATACATTAACTACTGCCGAATCTGCATCCTATGAATCTTTATTTAATATTGGTGCGTGGGCTGTAAATGTGTGGAATGAAATCAGTGCTAATAATATGAACACACCTGCTGACATTATCGCTCAAAATTTCCCTAATATTACTGATAATGGTGCTGGTGTTTATACTTTTACAGATTTAACAGAAACACAACAGATGGAATTATTTAGAAATGCTTTACTTAAACCATCTGGATTTGAATCTGGTGTATTAAGTTTCTTTGACCCATTACAAGTTGGAGATGTCCCTATTACTGGCGAAACACTTGTTAATTATGCTTTAGTTCATGCTCTTCATTATATTAAATTAATGAACGATACTATTACAATTAATACAATTGATTCCTCTGGAAGACCTTCGGGTTTAGATAGTAGTAACGCTGCAACTCTTTCTCTTAAATTAAGAAGAGAATGGAAATATTTACATACAATGGTTGTACCATTCGATAAAGTAAATGGTACTAATTTATTATTATCAGTTCCAGGTCATATGGACGCATTTACAGGAGGTGGTTTAAATACTTACGGTCAATGGTTCGCAGCATATACATTACAATTAGGTGCTGGTGGTAATACTGTTACACCAATTGGTGTTTCTGGTGATTTGACACCATTTAATAATGAATACGGAAATATGCTTGGTGCTTCAGGTGCGAAATTATTTAATTATAGTGTTAATACATTCTCACTTGATACAACTATGTTTCTTACCACTAATGGATTCCCAATAATAGGTTCGGGTGATTTGGCTTTTCAGACATTTGGTTATGATGATAATGGTCCAATTAGAAAAACTGAAAAAACTTGGACTCCAAATATTTTATCAAGAACTGAGAAAACATTTACTGCATTGTATAGAAAACAAAACAAATTACCAAGTGTAAATACATTTGATAAGGTACCAGATAGTGAATACATATTAAATGACCCAAGTAAATTATTATAATGTGAATTAATTAATACTTCTCAAAAACATTACTTAGTAAGTTTAAATTTATAAGTATTTAAAATACATATAATAATATGAATATTAGACCAGATAGAAGTCCTATAAAACAAAAACAAATTATTAAAAAAAATAGATTTAAAACATTATATATAGTTCAAACAATTTCTATTATTATTTTTTATGCGTACAAATAATAATACAAATATTTAGAAGAATGTTTAGCGACATTAGAAAAAAAATAACTGATTTATGTAGTAAAGAAATAGTAAAAAAGAAAAGAAATAGTAAAAAAAGAAAAGAAATAGTAAAAAGAAAAGAAATTAATGATTGCAAATCCAATGTGCATTTATTCGTTATATATAATTTAGACATTTATATAGTTAATATATAAAATAAAATGACAAAACTATGTTTATGTATGATTATTAAGAATGAGTCAAAAATAATAAAAAAATGTCTAAATTCAATCGCTGATTATTTAGATTATTGGATTATTTCTGATACAGGATCAACGGATGGTACACAAGATATTATTAAATCTTTTTTTAATTTAAAGATTTAAATAAATTATTAACTTAATGGAAGAAATAGATAATAATTTATTTAATGATAAAACGTATTCTGATATAATATTAGATCTGAAAATATTATCGAAATTAAAAAAAGATGAAAAGTTGTTAATTTATAATAATAAATTAATGATTGATACATCATATCTAAAAAGTATTTCAAGAATATTTAATAGAAATAGTAGAGATAATACAATAAGTTATTTAGAGAATCTTGATATAAAATTAAATAAAGAAATTGAAAATTCTGTACTTACTTTAAATGGTTCTATGTCTAATACAAATTATTTAAAAGAAGACCCGTCTAAGATACTTATTAATTTAAATCTTGATTTGAATTTATGTTTAGTTGGACTCAATAATTTAATTCACACATATACTTACGATGAAGTTGTTAAATCGAGACTTGAAATATTGATAAATAATATTGGTCTTAAAACTCGTAAAATTTCTGAATTACTTGTTGTAAAAATTAGTACTTAAAAATTTAATACATATATATTTAATAAAACATTCAGTCTTATGGAGTTATTTTATAGAAATAAGCTTACAAAATTATCTCCAAGTATAAAATTTCAAACGCTTTCATGGGAAAAATTTGATGAAGAAATTGTAGAAGGAGAAGAAGAATATAAAATTTATATGTTTGGTGTTACTGATACTGGTAATAGTATATCAGTAAGAATTGACTCTTATACACCATATTTTTATGTTAAAATCCCGAATGAGCTCCAAGACAAATGGAAGGATTTTCACACAAAAGAGGTTAAAAATTTCATTAGTAAAAAATTGTATTCTTTCAAAGATTCTCTTGTTAAAGTTAGTATAGTTGAGAAAAAAGATATTTCATTTTTTACAAATGAAAAAATGTATAAGTTTTTGAAAATAATTACTAAGACTGAAAAATGTTTTAAAAAGTGTAAATATATTCTTTGTCCCAGTAATAATAGACCCAAACCAGTAATTCCTTCAATTAGTCCATTAGATTTAAATTTTGATATGTACGAAGCAAATATTGAACCATTTATTAGATTTTGTCATATTAAAAATATTAAATTGGCTGGATGGTGTGAACTTAATAAATTTACACAAGAAGATTTATCCAGATGTCAAATCGACGTCTCTTGTAAATGGACCGACATTAAATCACTTCCAGATTGTACTGATATATGTAATCTTAATATAGCCAGTTATGATATTGAATGTATGTCTAATAGAGCTAAAAGATTACAAAAAAACATATTTCCAGATTATTCATTACCAGATGATTGTATTACTCAAATCGGTGTAACATTTCATAAGTTTGGAACAAATCAACTTTCAGAATACATGTGTACATTAAATAGTCCAGTTGATAAAACCGTAACCCCAGTTGATGGTATTACAATTGAAATATTTAATACAGAGGAGGAGTTAATTAAGGGTTTTGTAAATTTAATTAGAAAAACGGACCCAGACATTATTACAGGATATAATATTAATTCTTTTGATTGGAATTATATTCACGAAAGAGTTAAAATATTAAATATAGAATTATCTATGGCGCGATTAAGTAGATTACATGATTATCCCGCATTGTTTACTGAACAAAAGTTAATTACAAATGCATATGGAGAAAATACATTCAAATATTATCATTGTTATGGTATATTAAATAGTGACCTATTTACAATAGTTAAAAGAGAACAAAAATTAGTATCTTATAAATTAGATAATGTGGCTGAAATACATATTGGTGATCAAAAAGACCCACTTACCCCATTAGACATTTTTAATAAAGCCATGGGAACATCAGATGAAATTGCTACGGTTATACATTATTGTGCTAAGGATTGTACTCTTGTTATTAAATTAATTAAGAAATTATGTATTATAACTAATTTGATTGGTATGGCAAATGTAACATTAGTACCAATTGAATATATTGAAAATAGAGGACAACAAATTAAAGTACATTCACAATTATTATACGAAGCAAGATTGAATGATTATCTGGTTCCAACACTCCCATATAAAGCTGATAATGGTGATACAGATGATGAAAAATTCACGGGTGCGACAGTATTAGACGCTGAACAAGAAGCTCATTTTGATCAAATTGCCGGGTTGGATTTTGCAAGTTTATATCCTTCTATTATGATTGCAAATAATTTCTCTTATGAGACAATGGTAAAAGATTCTAATTACGATAATTTAGAAAACGTTGAATACAAAGATACTATTTGGAAAGAAGATGTTGGTAAAGACACTGAAAGAACTGAGTGTGTAAGATTTGTTCAAAATAAAAAAGGTGTTTTACCAATTATATTAGAAAAGCTATGGACCCAAAGAAAAGCTATTAAAAAGGAGATGAAAGTTCTAAAAAAACAAATGTCTGAAACAACATGTGAATTAAAAAAATCGGAATTATTAAGTCTTTATGAAGTTAAAGATGGTTTCCAGTTGGCTATGAAGGTCTCAATGAATAGTATTTATGGATTTACAGGTGCAAGACTTGGTAGACTTCCAGAGAAAAGAATTGCAGCAGCTGTTACTGCGACTGGAAGAGAAATGATTAAAGATTGTAAAAGTCATGTTGAAACAAATTACAATTGCAAGGTTGTATATGGGGATACAGACAGTATTTATGTTAAATTCTTTACGGACTTCGAAGGTCAAGCTCATATGGATGAGGTGTTTAGATTGTCAGAAGTCGCGGCGGCGTCGTGTAGTAATTTATTTAAAAAACCGATTGATTTAGAATTTGAAAAGGTGATGTGGCCTTTTATTTTATTTTCAAAAAAGCGATATGTATGTGTTATATGGACAAATACACATAAACACGATTATATTGATTATAAAGGTATTCAAGTAGTCCGAAGAGATAATTGTCCATTAATTAAAGAAAAATCAAAGAGAATATTTGAAACTATTCTACTTGAACGAAATATACCAAAGTCGGTTGAGATGGCGAGAGATTATACAAAAAATTTACTTGAAGGTAATTATGGAATAAAAGATTTAATTATAAGTAAATCATTAAAAGGATATGGTTCATATGAGTTTGATAAGCAAGTTATATGTACAGAATGTGATAAAAAATGGTATACAGAGATAATGGAATCTGGTAAAATTAAAAAGAAATATCGTTTTCCTATGAATGACAAAAAATCTTTACCCGATAATATAAAAGAATTTATTAGTCAAGAACGTTATTGTCACGGTTGTAAAAAAGACTGTTTATTTAGAAATAATCAGGCTAATATAGCACATGTCGCACTTGCAAGAAAAATGGAAGAACGAGACCCATATAATTGTCCATTACCAGGTGAACGAGTTCCATATGTATTTAAACAAACAACGATAAAAAATGCAAGACAGTTTGAAATTGTCGAAGATCCAAATTATTTAATACAAAATTGTATTCCGATTGATTATAATTATTACTTTGAACATCAGTTAAAGTCCGCATTAGATACTATATTTGAACCGATTTTAAAAGAGAAGTTAAACGAGACATTATATTCAGGAATTATTGAGGAGAAAAAGAAAAAAAGAGCAATTAAGAACAAAGAATAATTACAATTAAGAATAATAATTACAATTAAAATAATATATTAGACTTCACCGAGGGTATAATTGTAAAAAAAAAGAATAGATTATGAACAATTTTGAACAGAACAGCATTTTTTTTTGGGGGAATCATTTTATGAGTAATTTTTCTTTTTCTGAAATAAAAGAAAATAATATCATTTTTAATTGTGTTGAACAATATTTTATGTATCATAAATGTATATTATTTAATTCTGATAATAGTACATTAATTTACCAAATTTTAAATGAAACAAATCCGGCTAATATAAAACGTTTTGGTCGAAAAGTATTAAATTATTCAGAATCTATATGGTCAGATAAAAGATATGAAATAATGTTAAATGGTCTTAGATTAAAATTTAATCAAAATGAATTTTTAAAAAAAAAATTAATTTTGACTAATAACAAAAATATATATGAAGCATCCCCTTATGATCGAATATGGGGAATTGGCTATTCAAAAACCAATGCATTAAAAACTGATAAATATAAATATGGTTTAAATTTACTCGGAAAAGCATTAATGGAATTACGAACAGAATTAACAATCACATTGTTGACATTTAATTAAATACGTGATACCATTCCAACATTTATCAAAAGATGAACCATTTTCAATTTATTACTCTGATTACTCGGGAGAAAATTATTATGATGTATCATGATATAGTTCATGTAAGTCTCGGTGTAGTTCATGTAAGAAATAACTAATCAGGTCAAAATGATTATCTAAAAGAATTAGAAAAAAGCAAAAGAGAAATTAACGAAGTAAGAAATAAATAAATAAAGTTACTTTATTTATAATATTTTGAGTATTATAATTAAATGGCTTCTTCGAAAAAAATGTTAATTGTTATATTATCTGTTATATTATTTGTAACTATATTTATTCTTTTATTTATTTCAATTAATAATGCAAATTCTAACAATAAATTAATCGCAAAAAATAATACCGTTCTGATTGGACAAATTTCTTCACAATCAAAATTAATCGCAAAAATTAATACGGATCTTATTGGAAAGATGTCTTCACAATCAAAATCAATCTCACAAAATGAACGTGATGTACAAGAACAAATATTGAATAATTGCACGAGTGGTTTTTTACTCACTGGCGCCAAAGATCCAACAACTAAAAATTATACAGCTTCATATGAGGGACAAAATACTCTATTCGGTGATAGTTCGTTTGGTTACTCATTTAATAATTCCCTGAAAAACGATAAGCCTTTGCCTAAAAAATGGAATACGGCATCTATTAATAATTACTGTCAAGCCAATGTTTCACATGGAGAATTCTATATTAACGATAAGCCAACTTGTGTAGGCAATGGATTCGCTGGGGACAAGTGCGATAACACCAAGGTATATTGCGCGGGACCTAATAATAAAACATTTGGGAGCACCCCAGATCAAGTCACAGCGTTCTGGGATGCTGCAAACAATACCAATAAGCCTGGTGTACATCCAGGCTGCCCCCATATAAAAAATATAGCCGACCCGTAGCAAAATTTCTTCTGGTATGCTGATAAAAAATTGAACGACAAAACTGGTAAACGCCAGAAGAGGCGTGCAGAGACGAATTGTTATCACGAGTTTGCAAGAATTTATCATCCTATTCAACCATGATTTTTACAAATAATAACAATCATTAATATTATATAATATGAATGATTATTAGTACAAAGTATTATGGACACATTAAAAGAACAAATTGATTCTCTTGAACGGCTTTTTAATGATTATAAAGAAACGACTGATTTGAGAATTTTAGAATTAGAAAATAAATTAAATGAAAAAGAAGAAAAAGAAAAATTAGAAGTAGAAAAAGAAAAAGAAAAATTAGAAAAATTAGAAAATAAATTAAAAAATGAAAAAGTAGAAAAAAATGTTCCATTTTGTATGATTAAAGAAGAATTAGATATAACAATTATAAAATATAAGAAATCGCTTTTGGTTAAAAGCACTCATGATTATAATACTACACAACCATATAAAGATGTATTCAAAGAGCTTGAAGGTAAATGGATGAAAACCGCGGAACATTCTGGTTGGATATATATTGGAAAATGTTCAAACGATTCTGTTAAGGAAAACAGTAAATTTATTATTAATGCTTTAAAAGAAAAAGAAATTGAATATACGGTTATTTATAAATAGTCTAAAATTTCTTAACATTTCTTTATTATCCCCACAGAGTTCACCGTATTTTTTATCTTAGTTCGTCGCGTATTGTTATCCCATTTATAATAATTTAATTTTTAACAAAATTTAACAAAATTTAAATTAACTTAAAAATTATATATTATAATTAGTAAAACATGTGGTCAACAAAAGAAAAAGTTATCGGTGAAATGTCTGAGGGTAAAATTGTTGTTTATTCAGAATTACTGAATAAAAATAAAAAAGTTGATACTGAAATTTTAAAACAGATGATTAAATCTGGACTTACAGTATTAACAAATTTATCAACAGAAGAGCGACACTCAGTATATTCAGTTATGTCATATCGGTCTGGACTAAAATTTAAAAAATTAAAAAATAAAGAGATCGAAATTTCATTAATTGAACCAGAAACAGAATCTGAATCAGAATCTGACACAGAAACTGACACAGAAATTGAATATACAAACATTAGTTCAGAACAAGAATTACCAATTCCAAAATTTAAATTCGAATCTGAACAGATTAATATATATCACAGAATGGAAGATAAATATGACTCAATGACATACTTAGTAATGGCGTCAATATTTGTCAATACACTATTTTATATGCTAATTGTCGTCTCTGACCCGGTCAGAACGATCAACTTTAAGTGAATAAGAATGAAATGAGTAAAAAATGAGTAAAAAATGAAATGAGTAAAAATAAGTAAGTATTTAATTCCCGTCTGGGATATTATAAGTACGTTTACAAAACTAAACGTGTGTAAATAAAGTAAGTATTTATTTTATTCAATTTTCACATTATTTGATATTCAAATTCGGAACTAACTTGTGGGATTTCGTCCACAAATTCCTTGTCCTTTAATAAGAGATATATAGTAGGAATAGAAGCCAGTTCTGAAAATAAACATGATATAATAGCTATATCTATTTGAATAATAGCTAATTGTAAAGTAAATACATAACTAATAGCATCCATCATATACATTAAATTAGCTTGAATTTGTAATTCTTTCCTGGTAAAACCTTCTATTATTTTTTGATTAGGATTATATATATTAAAGTTTAATATAGGCATTCCTAATTCAGTAACGAAAACTTTACATACACGAATAGTTATTATATACACAATTAAAACACAATATCGTGTCCAAGTATTTATTTTTATAGATATAATAATTAAATTTTCTTGTGGTCCAAAACGATAATAGATGCTTTCTTTATTGGCTAATAGTATACTTGGAATGACAACCCCAATTAATAATAATAATTGACCGATTATACATATTTTTAGTCGTTGTTTTGGTGTTAGTTTCATTGTTCTATTGGTAATTAAGATGTTTTTAAGCTATTTCAATTTCAATCCATCTTGATGTATATTATAATATGAAGTATAACATAAATTTTGTCCATTGTTCGAAATCTGCATAAATAAAGTCTTGAAATCTCCAAGACGTTGTATTAGTTTGTATTCCTCGCATTAAAGATACTGGGGAAAATAAAATAATCGTATTAACATTCATAAAAATACGATTATTTTATTAATTCATTATTTTTTGGTTCGTGTATGGGGACCGGTCCTTTATTCAACGTGGTTAATTTTGTACTATTGAGAATGAAATTCATATTACAATATACGATTCTCACTAATTTATACTTTCACGAGAGGCATAAAATTTTGCCCATTGCTGATAAACTTTCCAAAAAGAAGAATTCGATGTTAATTCTAACTATTTTTACATACTCAATAATTGGGAAACAAAGAAGTAATCATGTATTAAACGACTCCTTGCGATTTTTATACGAAAAACTGTAAGCCAATAACTGCAGTAGGACAATTAAAATATTAATTTTGTTGTAATTGTATATTTTGTTGTAATTGTCTATTTTTGATAAATTCATCAATAGTGTTAAACCTTTGCCAACCATCAAGAAACGCGACAACATTTTTTTCTTCTAAAACCAATGTTTCATCGTCTTCTAATTCAGTTAAAAATAATGTTATTCGTTCTTCTGATTTATTATTTTTAAAACTTTTAATATTAAATGATTTTTGATGTATATTGTCGCTTATAATTACATTTGGTGGCGAAGAAGAAAACGACGATTTGTCAGTATCTTCATTAAATAAATAATATAATATCTCGTGTATAGTATCGATGTCTGTAAAAGATTCAGTTAATCTATAAGGACGGTCTGTATACATAATTAAATGAGTGAAATCATCCCACCCCATTTTCATTTCGTAATCATGTTCGTTCACATTATTTGAATTTTTAGTTAATGTGATTTTACCTAACATACTCCACAAAATATTAGGTACAACAGGCGTATCAACAACGTCAGTTACTTTTAATTGATTTACTTTTAAATGATTTACTTTTAATTTATTAAAATATTCATTAATCGCTAAACTATTACTTCCCATTTATATTTAATAAATATTTTAATTTACTTTTAATTCTTTTTTTAATATACTTTGAATATCGTTGTCGCAGATAAAATAATCTGAAACGGATATGTACTTCGGTATGAAAATATAACAATAAATCCAAATTTGGACTGGACTTTTTACAAAATTGTTTAAAATAAATATAAATATATTTCTTAATTATTATACATATGTCATATTTAATTTGTGTAATAATTTTAACATTAATATGTATAATAATTAAAAAATATAATATAGTTTCCACATTTATATCAAATAAAGCATTAATTACAGATAAACCTGATACTTATAGACCAAATGTATATTATATCAATTTAATACATCGAAAAGACAGAAAAATACATATAGAAACACAATTAAATAAAATTAATTATCCAAAAAATAAAATTTTCAGAATTGATGCTATTAAACATAAAAATGGAGCGACTGGTTGTTCGTTATCTCATATTAAAGCATTAAAAGAAGCCAAAAAATCAAATAATAATTATTCTATTATACTTGAAGACGATTTTGAATGGGTTAATTCTAATATTGTTAATGAATATTTAAATAAAATAAATAATTTAAAGTATGAGTGGAACGTAATATTATTATCGTGTAATGGTGGTATAATATTAAATAAAATTAAAGAAAATAATTGTTTTAATAGTATAAATAATTGTGGAACCGCCAGCGGTTATATTATAAAACATTCTTATATAGATACATTATTAGATTTATGGATTATTAATGTGAACCACCGAATAAAAAATAATATTAATCCTGAGCATCCGGAACATCATCAAACCGCGTGTGATGTGAGTTGGAAACAATTGCAAGATAAATCGTGGTTGATTACAGATCCTAAATTAGGAAAACAAATTAAAAGTTATAGTGATATACAAAAAAGAATTGTAGACTATAAAGTGTGAAAATATAACAATAAATCCAAATTTGGACTGGACTTTTTACAAAATTGTTTAAAATAAATATAAATATATTTCTTAATTATTATACATATGTCATATTTAATTTGTGTAATAATTTTAACATTAATATGTATAATAATTAAAAAATATAATATAGTTTCCACATTTATATCAAATAAAGCATTAATTACAGATAAACCTGATACTTATAGACCAAATGTATATTATATCAATTTAATACATCGAAAAGACAGAAAAATACATATAGAAACACAATTAAATAAAATTAATTATCCAAAAAATAAAATTTTCAGAATTGATGCTATTAAACATAAAGACGGAACGACGGGTTGTAGTTTATCTCATATTAAAGCATTAAAAGAAGCCAAAAAATCAAATAATAATTATTCTATTATATTTGAAGACGATTTTGAATGGATTAATTCTAATATTGTTAATGAATATTTAAATAAAATAAATAATTTAAAGTATGAGTGGAACGTAATATTATTAGCGTGTAATGAAGGTATAATATTAAATAAAATTAAAGAAAATAATTGTTTTAATAGTATCAATAATTGTTTAACCTGCAGCGGTTATATTATAAAACATTCTTATATAGATACATTATTAGATTTATGGATTATTAATGTGAATAAAACGCAGTGTGATGTGAGTTGGAAACAATTGCAAGATAAATCGTGGTTGATTACAGATCCTAAATTAGGAAAACAAACTAAAAGTTATAGTGATATACAAAAAAGAATTGTAGACTATAAAGTGTGAAAATATAACAATAAATTTAAATATATTTCTTATATATTAATATGTCATATTTAATTTGTGTAATAATTTTAATATTTATATTTATATTAATATGTATAATAATTAAAAAATATAATATAGTTTCTACATTTATATCAAATAAAGCATTAATTACATTTATTATACCATCAATTGGTAGAGATACACTTTTAAGAACTATACAATCTCTAAAGAATCAAACTTCTAAAAATTGGGAAGCACTTATAATATTTGATGGAATTAAACCAACTATAAAATCAGATGACAATAGAATTAAAATTATACAAATAGATAAAACTGGTAAAGATCCTAATAGTGCGGGTGGCGTTCGAAATGTTGGTCTTAAAATGATAAATACAGAATGGGTCGGATTTGTTGATGATGATGATACTTTATCTAAAAATTATGTTGAATATTTAATTCGGGATACTCAACATCATAATATGGTTGATGTTATTATCTTCAGAATGAGAGGAAAGCATGGTCATATACTACCAAGTTCAGATGACGATAATTTTTACGTTGGTCGGGTTGGTATTAGTTTTGCTATAAAGACAACTTTTTATAAAAAAAATAATTTATATTTTACACCAAGTTGGAAAGAAGATTACGAATATTTAAATGAAGTAAGAACAAAAAATACTCCTATGTTAATATCGTCAAATGTAGCATATTTTGTTGAAAGTGATCCAATATATGATAATCAAAAATATAAGGAAATTTTAATAAACGCAAAGCCAAATTTATATTGTTTTTGGACTGGTGATAATGAGATATCTTTAACTCGACAAAATTGTTTCAAATCAATGAAAAATTCAGAATTAAATGTTATATTAATAGATAAAGATAACTTAAATAATTATATTTTAAAAGAACACCCATTACATTTAGGTTATAAATACTTATCAGAAACACATAAAGCGGATTATTTAAGAACATATTTTATGAATTTTATAGGTGGGGGATATTCAGATATTAAATATATTAAAAATAGTTGGATACCATCTTATAATAAATTAAATGATAATCAGACCGCTATGATTATAGGATATCAAGAAATCGAAGGTGGTGTAGCAAATCTTAACGATAAATTACTTCAAAGTCAATTTGAACATTTTATTGGAAATGGTTCCTATATATGCAAACCAAATACCGAATTTACGAATGAGTGGTATTCGAAAATGATAAAAGTAATGGATAATAAATATGACAAATTAAAACATTATCCTTCACGAAACCCTACTGATATATTCACACCAGAATACCCTTATCCACTTAAATGGACAGAACTTCTCGGTGATATATTTCATTTATGTATTTATAAATATAAAAATCACGTATTAAAAGGATTACCAATAGATTTTATTGGAAAAGATTATAAATAACATTATTCCCTTAGAATTTCGTAGCCTTTTGTTGTTTTATAAATTTTTAATTCAATATTATCTGCATGAATAGAATCATGACAAGTTTCGCATATATTAATTAAATTCGCCTTATGATTTTTAACAGATTTCTTCGCGTCTTTTTGATAAATTAGATGATGAACTTCGGTCCCTGGACATTCTTTACATATTTCACAAAATCCTTTAATTTTTTTTGCGTTATATCTCGATTTAGTCATACTTAAAACTGGTTTACTTTTGGAGTATTTCATTCTTATATCGTGAGCAATTTCAAGAAACGACTCGGGTAAATTCAGTGATTTACATACTTCAAGTCCATACATATTATCTCCTGGTCCATCTTTTAGAATGCGGTCATAAATAAGTTTATCTTCTTTTTTATTATAAATTACGCTCATATGAATACATTTAACATTATTAAGTTCTTTAATTTCGGAGTAATTAAGTATTTCGTGAAAGTGTGTAGCAAATATAAATGAGCACTCTAATTTACTTAAATAATCTACTCCGGCGGTAAATATACTTAACGCGGATGTACTTTCAGTTCCGGAACATAATTCATCTCCGAGAATTAGACTACTTTTATTTGAATACTTCAATATATTTCGAAGTTCAACCATTTCAACCGCAAATGTTGAAAGACCTTTAAAAATATTATCATTTCCAAGAATACGAGTAAATAAATTGGTATAAATGGAGTATTTAAATTTTGTTGCTGGGACATAAAGTCCTGACTGCGCCATAATTATAGAAATTCCGATACTTTTAATAAAACTTGTTTTACCTACGGCGTTTGTACCATAAAGTAAATATCCACTTTTATTTAAGTTTAGACTATTCGATATATATAATTCGTTTGTATTTAATTGTTCTATTAGGGGGTGTCGTAGTTCTTCGAAATCTATAAAAGAAGTAGAATTGATAAGTAATTCTGGTTTACAATAATTATATTTGTCGGCGATGTAACATTTATTTTGTAAAGTGTCACATTTAATTATAAATGAAATAATTTCTTCAATTTTTTCTTCGAAGAATGAAATAAACTTTATAGAGTAATTATAAAATTCTGAAACAATTGTATGAAAATACTTTTCCTTCAATTTTATAATTCCTTTTGTTAAAGAAAGTATTTCGGGAGAAATTATCATTGAATTACTTCCATTATGACTTTTAATTTCAATAGTACTTAAATCTATTAAGTCTGTATCTAATTCGGATAAATTCTTTTTAAGTATATTCAGTCTTCTGGTTGTTCCAATAAGAGTTGGTTCGCTTTTAGGTGTTTCATGTATTTTAATAAATTCTGAGTCCTTCGCTTCTTTTGTTTCTAATGTTTTAAGAAAATTATTAAACAATTCTTTAATTGATTCTAATTTTTTTAGAGAATTCGAATAGTCAGAGTATCTTTTATGAACATCAGAAGAATATTCTTTTGTAAAAAACATAAGTTCATTTATTTTATTGCACATTTTATCCATACTAAGTTCTTCGAATAATTTACAATTATCTAATATTAGTGATTCATTTATATAATCAAGTAATTCTTCACATATAACATCAATTTTATTATTAGAGATATATTCCATAAGTACGGGGTCTTCTTTTAGATATTCAAAAAGAATTTTTGTAAAATTTACTGTATTATGAATACTCCAAAAATCCTTCGGAGTAAATTTATTAAGTATCATTTTACGATATATTTTAGATATATCTTTTATGCTTTGTAAAAATCCACGTAGTTCTATATAATTACCTTTTTCCAAAACATAATCAGTTATTTCATATTCTTTGAATAGTTGTTCAGTATTTGTTGTTGGATTCAACAAAGAGTAATTAAATGCTCTTTTTCCGATCGTTGTAATACAATTATTAAGTAAAGAAACCAAGGATGACATCTTACCTGAGTGTCGTGAATCACTAATTATATTTAATTGTTTTAGTGAATGATTTGCAAGAGTTAATTTAGAATTGGAGTTTTCAAATATTGGAATTCTTAATTTTTTAATTAGATTTGGATTATGTTTATATATAAATTGAATAAGAAAACAGTAACATTGCGTTGATACATTCCAATCAGTAAATATATCATTATTAAAAAAAGTTTTAATAATTTCTTGTTGATATTTTTGTTTTGATACATTTTTAACCCAGTCGGATGAATAATCAAAAGAATGGTGCTTACAGTTAATAAAATCATAAATATGTTCAAAATTTTTATTAGAAATAATAATACATTCGGATGGATTATTTATGTTTAAATATGTTTCTAATTCGTCAAATACAGAGGGACCTTTTATATAATCAACCGAGTATTCAAATAAATTAGAATATCCAGTATATATATCTATACTCGCGAGTCCTATACAAACCTTTTCATTTATACATTTGTTACTACACGAGTAATGAATCCAAATACAAGTCGTGACATTACTTATACTATTAGAATCATTTGAAAAATATGTACCAGGCGAATATATACATGACAGACTTCGTGTAGTGTTTTTGGTTTGTGTATCTTGTGTGTAAACAACTATTGTGTAATCTTTTTCTTGTAATTTTTTTACATATTTTTCCAATTGATTTACGCCAAATCCAGCCATCACAACTGGTATTCCATTATGAGAGGTATTTTTTCTACTTATAACCATATCGTTAATTTCGGCAAAATTTTGAATATCTGACCCATAATACGTAGAGTCATTATTTACAAGTGCATAACATTCAAAAAAAGACCCAACTTGCATTAATAATAAGGTATTTGGTCCATATTCTTGTTTATATTTATTGGTTAAAGACAAATACGTATCAATAATTGTCATTAAATAATAATTATATATATAAGATGTCTTTAAACAACAATAATGTGTAAGCTGCATTTAAACAATTAATTAATATATTGTTATTATTTAAATGATAAAGAGTGTAATACTTCTAATAACAATAACGATAATTATTATTATCATTATACAACATTTTAATAAAGTAAAAGATGTTTATACACCATTCGAATACCCACCATTTAAAATTGATTTAGTATATACTTGGGGTGGGGAACATAATGATAAGTTTAATATTAAAACTTCATATAATAATGAATTAAAATATAGTTTGCGGTCTGTATTTAAAAATATTGATTGGTTTAATAAAATATACATTGTTATTAATACCCCGATTGAATCAAACTTTCCAAGTTGGTTTAATGAATTATACTCTGATAGAATAAATATTATAGATCAAAAACAGATCTTTCCAGTGTATAAACATTTAGAATTACCATGTAAAGTGGCTGATATAATAGAAACATATATACATTTAATACCAGGATTATCAGAACATTTTATATATTTAAATGATGATTTTTTTGTAAATAAACCCTTAAATTATACAGAGTTTTTTAATAAATCCGGAACCAAAATTAAAGTAAATAAAAAGGTTAGTAATTATGAAAAAATGAATTTTAATGATATATTAAAATTTGAAAATTACCCTTTCAATAATAAAGGAAGATGCTATCATGGTCATATTTTATATCCAATAACTATATCAAGTCGTAAAAGATTTATTAACGAATACTCAGATTGGATTAGTTGGGTAAGAAATACTAAATATAATGAAAGAATGGACATTAAAAATTGTAATCAATTTGGATTATATACTACATGTCAAGCGATTCATTATCCATATTATATATATATGTATATACATGAAAATGCTATAATCAATAAAAAATTATATGATACATATATTGCGGGAGATAAACGATTTCAACGTGGAATTAGAAGAATAAAATCAAATACATTATTTTTTGTAATTAATAATACCGAATTTGATTATTCAAATATTGTCACAGACTTTTTAGAAAAAAAATATAACAATAAATTATATTTTGAAAAATAATTAAATTAAATTATTATATTATTATTATATAATAAATGGATTTAAAATGGAACAACGTAGAAGAATTACCTCCGAGTGATTTTGATAAATTCTGGAAATTACTTGCGACACCAGACCCAGTGAATAATAATGTAATTCTGACCACCGGTTTTTCACATTTCGGCGGTTCCGAAGAGAACAACACAGACGATCAGGGAATACGAGACGTATTATTTAACTATATAACAAGGGTCCAATCAAATCAAGGTAAAATACAAGCAGAATCTGATCTAATTTGGAACACAGCAAGAAAGTACGAAGATGCAGACTCGAAGCAAATATTTACGGGGCAAGATGACTTAGATAAGTTTTGGCAGTTGCGGACAGACACCATAAAACACTTATGTGGCACGGGTGATTCAGATAAACCAGGACAGTTTCATTACGTTTGACGCGTTTAAATACAGTTTTAACTGGTGAAATGGAAAGAAGTCCAGGATTAGTACTAAATGAGAAAACTGATGTAACTATATATATTGATTTTTTTTGGATAATAG